TGCAGATTTATCTTTCACAGGAGTTACACTTACTGCGAGAGGTGCTTTAATTTACAACACAACTGAATCAAATAAAGCAGTTTGTGTTTTAGATTTTGGTTCTGATAAAACTGCAACTTCAGGAACTTTTACAATTCAGTTTCCAGCATTTACAAGTTCGTCTGCTATTTTAAGAATCGCTTAATTTAAGAGGAACTATGAATGTCTACTTGGGGTCAATTAACATGGGGTTCTAACTCCTGGTCAAGCGATCAAAATAATATTTCTCTAAGTGGAATTTCATTATCAGCAAGTTTAGGTTCACCCCTAGCCGATGGAACAATTAATATTGGTTGGGGTGGTTTAGCCTGGAATGAAGGCGAATGGGGTGATTTAGCAAACCCTAATATAGATGTTTCTGGAATACAATTAAGTACTACTCTTGAAGATGTTACTACTAGAATAGCGGTTGAAGTTCTCGTAACTGGAACTGAAATTACTTCTTCTTTAACAAGTGTAATATCAGGAACAAGTGCATTAGTAACTCCTAATTCACCTTCTCCTCTTGCAACTTTATCTTTAAATAATGTTTTTGGTGGAGAGCTAAATACTGTTCAAGTTACATCTCCTTCAAATGACGAATGGGGAATTGATCCTTGGAGTCAAGGACAGTGGGGCGTAGGTGATGGACTTACACTTTTTGTTGGTACTGAATCAGAGCATATTGCTGATGCAAATGTATTTCCAACAAGTGTTTCTTTAACATCGTCTTTAGGAACGGCTGAGATACCTGTTGTCATCGATACAGGTTTACAAATTACTTCTACAACAGGAACAGTTTTTGCAGGTGAAGTTGTTGAAGTACAGGTTACTACAGCCGCAGCCACTTCTTGGGGCGACGCTCCTTACGGATTAGGTCAGTGGGGTCAAGGTGTAGGACTTGATATATCACAAGGGGGTGAAGAGATTGGGTTACCTTCACAGGACGTACCTGTAACAAATACTAATTTAACACTTAATGTATCAGCCAATAACCAACCGTTTATTATAGCTGATGCAAATGTAGCAGTCACAGGACAGCAGATAACAACTACCCTTGGCGACGAAGATGCAATACCTAATACACAAGTAGATATTACAGGTATATCTATGACATTAAGTTTAACTAATGTTTTAGCGGGTGTAAGTGCGGAAGTTAATCTAACAGGTGTGACAAGCACTATATCATCTGGTATAATAGGCTTAAACGCGTGGGAAATTGTTGATTCAGGAACAGTACCTACTTGGACCGTAGTTGACAAAGCAGCGTAATGAAATTAAAATTAAGTGTAATAAAGGATTAAAATTATGGCATCAAGTTATTCAACAGATTTAAAATTAGAGCTAATGGTAACAGGGGAAAACTCTGGTACATGGGGCGATAAAACAAATACAAACTTAAACTTAGTACAACAAGCAATCGCAGGTTATGAAGCTATCGATGTTGCATCAGCGGATGTAACTTTAGCTATGACAAATGCAGCATTATCAAATGCTAGAAACATGGTGTTAAATTTAACAGGCACTTTGGCGGGTACAAGAGTTGTTAATGTTCCAGATGGAATTGAGAAAACTTACATCGTTGCAGACAGTACAACAAGATCGGGAAATACTTTAACTATAAAAACAGTATCAGGAACAGGTGTTGCAATACCAGAAGGCAAAACAGTTTTAGTTTTTGCTGACGGTACAAATGTTGTTGATGTTTTTTTTATGAAAGATTTAGTAGAAGACACTACCCCTCAATTAGGTGGTGATTTAGATGCAAACGGAAACAACATTTTAATTGATAATAACAATTCAATCAATGATCAAAATGATAATGAACAAATTTTATTTCAAACTACAGCTTCAGCTGTAAATGAAATTTTAGTAGGAAATGCTGCAACAGGTAATGCACCTGTAATTAATGCTAATGGAGGTGACACCAACATCGATTTAAACTTAAATCCAAAAGGTATTGGTAGAGTTGTATTAGGTGCGGGTTCTATTCAGCAAACTACTGAAAAAACAACTGTAAGTGCAACTGCGGCTACAGGAACTGTAAATTTTGATGCAATCACTCAATCAGTCCTATATTACACTACAAATGCTTCAGGAAACTACACTCTTAATATTAGAGGGGATGGATCAAATTCATTAAATTCTATCATGGATACAGGAGAATCTTTAACAGTGGTGCACATGGTAACTAACGGTGGAACTGCATATTACAATTCTGCTGTACAAGTAGATGGATCAGCAGTAACACCAGAATGGCAAGGTGGTTCTGCACCAGATGCAGGAAACACTAACTCAGTTGACATTTATTCTTACACTGTTATAAAAACGGGAGATGCGGCATTTACAGTATTTGCTAGTCAAACACAATTCGCATAATAGGAGGATAGATAACTAATGCCTTTACTTTCAACTAGAGCAGCAGGTTCAGCAAGAGGTTTTGGTTTCGCTGGAGGTGGTGAGAAGTTTATGATCGCTACAGGTGGAACAATTACTCAAGACGGATCTTTTCAAGTTCATACGTTCACGACAGGCGGAACTTTTACAATCACACAATTAGCAACCGATCCAGCAAACGATACTATTGAGTATTTATTAGCTGCTGGTGGTGGAGCTACAGGAAATGACGGTAATAACAGTATGCTTGGTGGCGGAGGCGGTGGTGGTTGTACTACGGCTTCAGGACAACCTGTAGGTTTACAAAGTTACCCTGTATCAGTTGGATCAGGGGCAGGAACAGGTTCTTCAGGAGGTTCATCTTCATTCTACGGTCAAACAGGAAATGGCGGTGGAACAGGAGGAAATCAAAACCAACAAGGAATTCCAGGTGGATCCGGCGGCGGAGGCGGTCAAGGTAAACCTAATCCAGGTGGCGGAAGTCAATCTGGTTTTGGAAATCCAGGTGGTCAAGCGGGCGATGCTTGGAGTTGGGCTGGCGGTGGCGGCGGCAAAAACGGTGCTGGCGGTAGTTCACCAAAAGTAGGCGGAGCTGCATTACCATCATCAATTGACGGAACTTCAAGAACATATTCTGGTGGTGGCGGAGGAGCAAGTCCAGGACCAACAGGACCTCAAGCTTCTTCTTCATATGGAATGGGTGGAAGTTTAGCAGGTGCAAATGGTAAAACAGGTCAGGGAGGTGTTGTTATCGTAAGATATCAATACGCTAAAGCATAATGGCAACAGTATTTTTTACACAACTTGATGACAACAATGTAGTTACTAACTGTACTAGATGGGATGATTCTATTATGGGTAATCCTCCAACAGAACAGAATGCAAAAAATTTTTTAGCAAACGAGTTTAGTGTTTCAGCAGATAAATTTGTTCAAACGTTTGAAGACGGAACAAGAAAGCAATTTGCGTCAGTTGGGTGTACTTATGATGCTACAAATGATCTTTTCATAACACCAAAACCTTTTGCAAGTTGGGTTTTAAACTCTGATAATGAATGGGAAGCACCTTTTGCAGATCCAGCACCTGATGGATATCAGTGTAGATGGAACGAGTCTCAAGCTACTTACGAGTGTCAAAGAACATCTGATAGCACTGAGTACATGTGGAATAAAACCACAAGTACAATGGATCCAATAACTTAGTATTTACTTTTTATCAAAATCGTTGTAATTAAGTACCATGCAATTGAAGTATAATTTTTGGTATTTTGAAAAAGCTTTAAAACCTGCTTTTACTAATAAACTAATAAAAGAAGGTATTAAGAAAAAGCCAAGTTTGGGTGTAATTAATAAATACCAAGGTAAAAAAATTACGCCTAGTATGAAGAAAGACTTAAGGAAAACAAGAGATTCAAATGTTGTTTTTTTAAACAATAAGTGGATATACGATAAAGTAGATGAGTTTTTTACAGTGGCTAACCACAATGCTGGTTGGAATTTTAAATATGATTTTTACGAATCTGCACAATTTACTGTTTATGGTAAAGACCAGCACTACGATTGGCATGCAGATGCTAACCCTATTCCTTATCCTCAAAACATAGATAAAAATTTTGCAGGAAAGATAAGAAAATTATCCGCTTCTATTTCTTTAAACGACTCTAGTGAATATGAAGGGGGAGACTTTCAACTAGATTTAAGTACACCTCTTGAAAAGAAAAAAATAATTACAGTTAAAGAGCTTAGAAAAAAAGGAAGTGTAGTTATTTTTCCTTCACATCAATACCACAAAGTTACACCAGTAACTAAAGGTGTTAGATATTCATTAGTTATTTGGGGCTTAGGTCACCCGTGGCAATAAAATATAAAATTATAAACAAAGCTATATCAAAAGATTTAGCTGAATTTTGTTTTAATTATTTTAATTTAAAAAAACAAGTGATTACTTATTTATGGAACAACAATGTAATTCCTAATAATGTTACTATGTTTGGAACACTAGAAGATGCACAAGTTCCTAATACTTACTCACATTATGCTGATTTGGTAATGGAAACATTACTTTTGAAATGCCAAGATAATCTTGAAAAGATGCTTAAGTTTAAATTGCAGCCAGCATATTCTTATGCAAGAATTTATAAAAAAGGAGACATCCTTAAAAGACATAAGGATCGATTTAGTTGTGAGCTATCCGTAACATTAAACTTAGGTGGTGATAACTGGCCTATTTACCTTAAAGACAAAAAGGAAATAGAGGTGAATTTAAAACCAGGGGATATGTTATTTTATTATGGATGTGAACTAGAACATTGGAGAAACAAGTTTAAAGGATCTAATTGTACTCAAGTTTTTTTGCATTATAATAGATTGACAAAGAGCAACAAACAAAATATATATGATGGCAGACCAATGATAGGATTGCCAGCGGAGTTTAAAAAATGAAATTAAAATTATTAGAACCTAAAGTAGTACGATCTCCTTTTTCTTTTTTCTTTAGATTTTTTATAGGAACTAAACAATTAAAGATTAAATCAAGTAAATTAGACCAGAATTTTGAATTTGAATTAAGAAAAGCTTTTACAGAATATTGTGCTGCTATTAAAATAGTTCCTGAAACATGTTATTACGAAATTACAGAAACACCAAGTCCATCAGATATAAACCAGTGGTCTTACTTAAAAGGTGTTATTAATTTAAATAGTGTGGGTGAAACTACATTTAAAGCACCTTTTAAATACAATAATAAATATGTAAGTTTAAAAGTTAAAAATAAAAAAAATCAAATTATTATAGGTGAAGAAAATTTAAATATTGAATCAAAAGGAAATAATATTTATTTTAATTTATTCTTTCACAAAAACCCTAAACATAAACAAGCTAAATTACTTATAGATTTAACTTCTGGTAACTAGTGAAATCAGTTGATTTTATTCATGGTGGGTTCATCAATAAAAAAGTTTGTGATGACTTAATAAATTTTTTTGAAGAATCTGTTGAGAATCAACATGATGGTGTATGCAATTGGATGGGAGTTACAATAGTAAATAAAAAAGTAAAAGCTAGTCTCGATGTTGAGGTTAGTGTATTTAATCAGTCTCCAATTATTATAAATTATATAAAAGAATTAAACAAAATATTAGCTAAGTATAAAAATAAATATATTTATTCCCATAAAAAACAGAATTTATGGAGTATTTGTGAACATTTTAATATTCAAAAATATAAACCCAAAGAAAGATTTTCAGTATGGCACTGTGAAAAAAATGGGCCTGGAAACTCGTTAAGACATCTAGCTTTTATGACTTATCTTAATGATATAAAAAAAGGTGGTGGCACTGAATGGGTTCATCAAAAAGTAAAAATGAAAGCTGAAAAAGGTAAAACCGTAATTTGGCCAGCTGAATGGACTCATACACATAGAGGTATTGTTGCTCCTAAAGAGACTAAGTACATTGCAACAGGCTGGTATGGATATATACCACAATGAATATAATAGACTTATTTCCAATACCCTTAGCTATAATTAAAAACCCCAATAATGATTTACATAAAAAAGCACTTATTAGTGAATGTAATCAATTAAAACAAAAAATATCTAACGGTTCTACTGAGCTAGGTTCTAGAGCTTACAGCACTGAAGCTAATTATAATATTTTAAAAAATAAAAAATTCAAAGGTATAAACGATTGGGTTTATAAAAATATAAAAGAATACGCTAATCAAATTGGATTCGAAAATAAGAAAGTAAATTCAGAATGGGGTTGGTTTAATTTTTATGGAAAAAATGGTTACATTGAAGCTCATGATCATGAGTTTTATGACATATCTGCTGTCTATTACTTATCAACACCAAAAGATACTGGTAAAATTGTTTTTTATACACATGAAGCAAAGGGTGTAAAAAACTATTTTAGTCCTAAAAACAATTATACTTGGAAAACTTTTTATGTAGAACCTGAAGACGGTATGCTAGTAATATTTAAAGCTAACTTAATGCATGGTGTCACTCAAAATAAAACAAACAAGACTAGGGTGTCTTTTGCTTATAACTACAAAATTACTTAAACGTATAAACTAAAACAACTCTTCTACCTTCTTCAGGGGAAGAACCAATATGCCAACACTTAGGAAAGTTTATGGCTCTAAATTTTTTAGGCTTAATTATTTGTGATATAGTTTTTTTGTCTTTTTTAAATAGTATAGTTTCCCCACCTTTATTTTGTGTAAGATAAATAAGTAGATGTTTATAGTTTGTCTTATGATCCGTATGAAGAGCTGATTTATTTTTTTGATTAAAGTTAGAATTAATAGAACATCGTAATACTTTTTTATATTTAATGTTGTGCTTTTTACAAAATTTATCTAATAAATTTAAACAAAAATCACTGACATAAGAAACATTTTCACCACCTAACTCTATTCGTCTAATTATACAATGTGAATAGAACCAGTAGTTGTCTCCTTTGTTCGCTTCTTTAGTGAAGTACCAAGGAAAATTACTTGAGAGAATAGTATTATTTATATAAGCTATTTCTTTCTTACTTAAAAGATTGTCGTCTATTACGACTTTCATTAAAAAAATCTTCTTACATTAGGAATAGGGAATGTATTAACACCCTGTATCTGTGAGAAAAATGTAATTAGGGTAAGACGCTCTTCTTTAACATTTTCATCATAAAAGTTTTCTACACCATGATATTGATAGCTGTCAAATATTAAAAGCCTATTATAAATAGATTCAACTCCTAAAGTTTTTTCATACCCTTTATTATTTGCATCTCTAGCTTTTTTATATCTTGCATCATATTTTTTGTCAGTTCCGTAGTATTCTTGTTTAACTGAATTATTATTAACATGATTAGGGTCTTGAAACGGAAAAACACCTTCTTCTCTTTTATAAAAAGACGTACCACAATTTTTATGTTTTGACATATAAACTATTGCTGTAAACTCATAATCATTATCATTATGAATCCAACCCATACCTTCATTTGGATTAGGTTTTATTGCTTGAAAGGATTGATAAGCATTGAAATTTATTTGATGGGCATGTGGTTGATGTTGAAACATTGCAGAGGCTATTTTGTTGGTGCTCCAATTAAAAAAATCTGGTCTTATTTCATGTAAAGGTTTGGTTCTAACCCCTGGATAAAGGTCGTAATTATCTGGTTTATTTAATTTTAAACCAATATCTCTTACCTCATCGGGATCTGTAAAGAAATTATCTATAATTAAAGTTGGATATATCATTTTTTTTAGTTACTCCGTCATGCCAAAGTTTTACATTCCAAGTTTCCCATTGAGCTAAATCAATATCACTATGTGTAATACTTCGCAAGTATGGCTGCTCTTGGTTTTTCATATTTTTTACAATCTGTTTTATTTCTGGATCTTGATTATCTTTTGCAAGTTTAGTAGCATGTTTCCAGAAAGGTGTATTGTAAGTTGAGCCGTGCATATAATGATATAGGATAAAGTTTTGCACTCTATTTATATATTGTTTTATTTTTTTTACAGATTCCTCAAAAGTACAACTTCGATCTACGATAGCGTCCCAAATAAATTGACACCATTTTTGATAGGTTGCTACTGCAGTAGCTTCTAAAGGTTCTAGAAAAAAGAATCTATTACCGTTTAATATAACTCGATCGTCAATTAAAGGGTTTTTTGCAATATATTGTTTGTAGGGAAAATGTGCATTTGTTTTATCTAAATTAAATAGTTCCTTAAAATTATTTTCTGCTTTTTCAATTGTGGTTATTTTATCATTGAAGTTATATCCAAGTGAAATCCTATCTTCTAACGGTATATAAAAACACCAACCATCTTTAGTTGCTATAGTCCTAGTCCAAGTAACATCATCTTTTTTAACAGGTAAAGAACCAAGCACAGCATGATTAAGGGGGTTGATTAACTTGTCGTAACCTTTAAATGATTTAGGTGTTCCCCTGCAATCAATAATATAATCAGCATCTATTTCATCATACTTAACTACATTCTCATCTTTTTCAACGAAGTTGACTTTTAAATTATCTAAAATAAATCTTTGAAGCTCTGAGGGATTAAAATGAATGGAGTAACTTCCAATTGGAAAATGATGGTAAATAAGTTTATTTTTTTTACCCCAATTTTCATACATAATTCCATCTTTTCTTGTGAATGAAAATTTAGAAGCGATATCAGAACCAAGAGCTTGCCACAGTAATCTTGGTAAGGTTAGGTTTGAAGCTTGTCCTACAGGAACAGGGGATATTTTACTATCATGAATAACTTCAATTTCTAAAGGAGTGTTTAAAAATTGACCCCAGTAATGAAAATGTAAAGCTGATACACAACCTGCGTTTCCTTTTCCAATAATACTGATTTTCATACCTTTTTATACTATGGATGTAATAGATTTACAATGTTTCTCAATGTATAATATCAATATGCCATTACAAAAAGTAAATTTTCAACCAGGCTTTAACAAACAAGCATCCGACTCAGGGGCTGAAAACCAATGGGTAGATGGTGATTTTGTAAGGTTTAGATACGGTATGCCTGAAAAAATAGGTGGTTGGCAAGAAATATTAGATAAAACACTTGTTGGTGCAGCTCGTGAATCTCATAGTTGGGCTGATTTAGATGGTAGAAAGTTTCTAGCTATTGGAACTAATAAAATTTTATATGTATATGATGGAAATTATTATTACGATATAACACCTTTTGATGCTAGTCTTGTTGTAACCGGTGCAGATATTACAACGAATAGGAGATATATTAACTTTTGAAAATGCAGGATCTTTTACGGCAGGCCAAACAGATTATGTAGCGGCGGATTTTGATGATGTCCTGTTTGAAGTACAATCAGCACCTTCAAATACAACCTTTACTATTTTAATGTCCTCTGTTGAAACAGGTACGGGAGCAACTAATAACGGAACTCTTGATACCAAACCCTACTATAAAGTTGGACCTTTACTGCAATCCGTAGGTTATGGTTGGGGAACAGGCTTATGGAGTGCAGGCACATGGGGTACTGCAAGATCAACTTCAAATGTAATACTTGATCCAGGTTCATGGTCTTTGGATAATTACGGTGAATTACTAATAGCAACTATAAAAAACGGATCTACTTTTTCTTGGAATCCAAATGATGGAGCAGGTGTAAACACAAGAGCAACTTTAATATCTGGTGCACCTACTAAATCTGTAATGAGTATTGTATCTGATAGAGATAGACATTTGATTATTTTAGGAACTGAAACAACAATCGGTTCACCTACAACACAAGATAAAATGTTTATAAGATTTTCAGATCAAGAATCATTAACAGACTATGACGCAACGTCAGTGAATACAGCGGGTTCTTTCAGAATAGATAGTGGCACTAAAATTATAGGTGCAGCTAAAGCAAAAGATTATATTTTAATATTAACAGATACCTCAGCTTATTTAATGCAATTTGTAGGACCACCTTTTACATTTAGTATTAGGCAAGTAGGATCTAACTGTGGTTGTGTAGGCCAACACTCAATAGTTTATGCTAACGGTGCAGTTTATTGGATTTCTGATTCTGGTGGTTTTTTTATGTTTGATGGGACAGTAAAAGCTTTAGGCTCTTTAGTTGAGGATTTTGTATTTCAAACTAATGACGACGCACCAGGCTTTAATTATACTTCAGGATCTGAACTTACTTACGCAGCTCATAATAGTTTATTTTCTGAAATCTACTGGTTTTATTCAACATCAAATTCTAACTTTGTTAATAGACAAGTTACCTATAATTATGCGGAAGGATCTTGGACAACAGCAACCTTAGCTAGAACAAGTTACGTAGACGCTGATGTATTTGACCATCCTATAGCAACAGAATATAAACAATCCTACACACCAACTACCCCTACGGTACAAGGTGTATCTAATGGCGGAAGTCGTGTCTTTAATCATGAAATAGGAACGAATGAAGTTCTTGCTGACGGAACTTCAAACGCTATTCCTGCTTTTATCACTTCGGGTGATTTTGATTTAGACGCTCAGGGTGATGGTGAGTTTTTTATTAAACTAAGAAGATTTATTCCTGATTTTAAATATATAAACGGTAATGCTAAAATAACTATTACTACAAGAGACTATCCTGCGCAAACTCAAGGAAGTTCTCCATTAGGGCCATTTACAATTACATCATCTACGGATAAAGTAGATACTAGAGCAAGAGCAAGACTTGCAGCAGTCAAAGTAGAAAATGACGGGTTAAATGAGAGTTGGAGATTTGGTCAGTTTAGATTTGACATACAACCAGATGGATGAAGATAATGGCTAAAGTACAAGTATTTTTACCAGAACCACCACAGGAGTTTTCAACTGATGCTTTTAGACAAATTAACTTAGCATTAGAAACTCTACAAAATCAATTAAACACATCGTATCAACAGGACTTGAAAAATGAACAAGATACGTTTAATTACTTTATGCAATGACAATTAGATATAAAAGCGAAACATTTGATTTGAGTACAACTAACGTGACTACTATTTTAACCTGTCCCGCAGATGCAACAATTATTAGCAAGTCTTTACAAATATCCCATCAAGCAGGAGGTAGCATAGATGTTGATGTATTTTTACAAAAATCTGGAGGATCGGATGTAGATATTGCACACAAACCCTTATCAGCAGGTTTTGATAATTTTATAAAATCTAGTTTAAATATGGAAGCAGATGATATTCTTAAAGTACAAGCAAGTACTGCTGATGAAATTACAGGTGTTGTAAGTTATGCTTTAATAGATAGATCGCAAGAAAATGGCTAGAAAATTTAAAGACTTTGTTGAACGAGCTAAACCTAAAAAGCGTCCTAGACGTCATACTAAGAGTCTTAACAAAAGCAAGAAAAGGTGTTATAAAAAGTACAACAGACAAGGACGTACGCAATGACACATAAAACTATGATTATAAACGGGGAAGAAGTTCCTGTTATACCTGCTAAAGCAGAAGAAGAAATAAAAAACAAAAGGACTGGTACAGTCTACGCTTCTAAAGAAGAATTCGATTCAGATGTAGCTAACAATGACACAGATACTACAGCTGAAGATTTACAAATAAATCAGAAAATAACAGTTGCATCTTTACAGGTTTTTGGTAAAACCAAAAAATAATGCAACCAGCAGGCGGTACAGAACTACAATTTAGTTATTTAAAAAAACACATTAATCAAGGTGTGCTTGATTCAGTTCAAATTACAACATCTATTCCAGAGAAAGAACCTTTAGATCCTATTAAATCAAATATACTTTGGATTAAAAATTCTTACGATCAACCAAACTTAGCCCCTTGGTTTCAAAATAAAGATAATCATTCTAAATATGATTGGTATGTTTTTAATAGTCATTGGAGTTTTGAGAAGTATAGATATTTTTTTAAAATACCTGAAGACAAATGTACAGTAATTAAAAATGCAATTGATTATGATGAGCTTCAATTAAAAACAGATTTTACACCTAAAACAAAAGTTAGGATGTGTTATATATCTACACCTTGGAGAGGTTTAGAAGTAGCCTTAGCTGCAATGGATGCAATTAAAGATCCAGATATAACTTTAGATGTTTATTCAAGTACTAAAATTTACGGGAAATCATTTGAACAAAATAATGATGATACATATAAACCTTTATATGAAAAAGCTAAATCTTTACCTAATGTAAATTACATGGGTTATTGTGATCATAAAGAGTTAGTTGGAAAATTAAAAGACTATGATGTCAATTGTTTCCCAAGTATTTGGGAAGAGACTTTTTGTATATCTGCTATGGAATCATTAGCAGCAGGACAGATTTTAATAACCACGGATCTCGGCGCCTTACCAGAAACTTGTGCTGAGTTCCCTATCTACATACCTTATACACAAGATAAACCTAAACTAGCTATTCAGTTAGCAGAATGTATCTTAAGAACTAAAGATATTTTAAAACAAGATTTAAGTCAGAGCCTTAAATTCCAACAAGAATATTACAGAAGATTTTATGATTGGAAATTCATAGCAGGACATTGGGAAAACTTTTTGAAAGGAGCCATAAGTGTCAAAAGAAATAAATAAAAACCATCTAATGGTGTGCACCCCTGTGCATTCAGACGTATCAATACATTTTATGAGAGCTTGTTTAGATTTACAAAAGGAATGTATTTTAAATAAAACTAAGGTTACCTTTCAACTAATGAAGTCTTCACTTGTAACACAGGGTAGAAACTTACTCGCATCCTCTTTTCTTAATTCAGATGCAGATCAAATGCTATTTATAGATTCAGATGTAGAGTTTACTACAAGATCTGTTTATAGACTGTTTAATTCAAAGCATGAGATAAGCTTAATACCTTATCCCATGAAACAAAGAACAGATGCTAAATTTAGGCAGGATTTTGAGGCTAGACCTGATGATGATATAAGCACAATGGGTATGTTGTTTCCAATTGAATTACCAGATGTAAAAAATATCAATCCTGTAGATGGTTTTATTGAAGTTGAAAAAGGACCTACAGGTATGATGATGATTAAACGGTCTGCTTTTGATAAACTTATTAAACATTATTCTGAGTTAATTATTAGTCAAAAAACTATGATGAATGGTGAGTTGGTAGATAGACCAAATTACTATAACTTTTTTGATACTTATTGGAGCCCTAAAAACAAAACTTATATGGGTGAAGACTTTTATTTCTGTAAGCTTTGGAGATCAATAAACGAGAAAATTTATGCCTTATGTGATGAACAAATAAGC